TCCCATTTCAAAAGTTAATGTAAAAGTATCTAATGTTGCATGATTAGACTTACTAAAGTTAATTGTAGCTGCTGATGCAGAAGATGTAAATCCAGGACCGTCGGCACCGGAAGGAGTGGTTCCAATTGCTTTATTACCTGCTAATGCATTCCATAAAGCTTCTTCCACCATATGCTCGTCGCCACTGCTACCAGCATGTTCTCCACTTGCGTCTCCGCCTCCTGTAGCAAAAGGTCTAATATAAGTTGAAAACGACCATTCTACTGGTGCGTATGAATCTGTAAACATTTGTCTACCCCTTCTACTAACACCATCTGATTTAGCGAATTCGTTGAGTGTTACCTCTGTTGTGTTTGTCGCCTGAGAAAAACTAAATCCATCTAAAACTGGTATATTATACACCTTAGGTGTACTATGTGAGTCTGTCAGATGAACTTTGGTATCTCGACTAAAATAAAATGTATCTGCCATTTTAATTTCTCCTATTTTTATGAAAAGAGCTTTAGCTAAACTTTAGTTTGCCGCTGCTGTTTTCTAGTATTGGATTACGCAGGTTATCTCCCCTATTCCTAAGGGATCTAGCACTCCTTCATCCGTATCAATACTAATAATTGAGGTTTGAATTGTACTCTGTACATTACCTAATTTATCAGTATACGTTATTGGGTTATTAGTTTCTAACACAGTTTCTACATCTTCCATTAATTTTTCTAATGCTTCTACTGCGTCCTCTTCTTGCACATAACAACGAATGGTTAAAGTTAAATATCTAAACTTTTGTCCCGCTGTTAAGTACTCTCTTGTTTCGCTCCCAGCATTTATATGTATTGCTGGAAACTCTTCAATTTCGTCCCAAAATTTTAATCTTGGAGAAACATTAGAAACAGAACTTAAAAAATGTCCTGTTCCATTAATTCCTTCAAATTTTGAAACTAATGAATTTACTATCGAACTTCGTCTTGTGGTATAATCTCGTTCTGCCATTATAAACTCCTAGTCCTTATAAATTTATTGCCTGTTAATTCTGTAGCTATCTCTCTAATAGTTCCACCAATAAGCTTTCTTGGGTCTCTATCTGTACTTCCCATTTTTCCTCCTGGCTCAAAGGTTGAGTACGGATCCTTCATATAAGTATACTGTACTTCTGTTCCGCCTCTAGGTCCTACCATTACGTTTTCAACCTGGGCGCTTCTTCTAAATCTACCCGTTCTATTTTGTAGTGCGGGAGCTACCATATTGCTCAATAATCTTTCTGCTAATTGAGCTTGTATTAATTCTTTTAAAGCTATAGGGCTTGTTGTATTCCCTGAGGCTTTTTTAGTTGCTTTTCTTGCTAAAGCTGAAACAGTTACTGCTCCTACTTTTGAAATTCTTTTATTAGATTTTCCTCCAATTGAAAAATCTGCATTTGTGTTACTCTTTTTTCTATTCTTTCTTTTTGCTTTTTGTATTAAAGCTTTATTCGCTTTAAATCTCATATCAGGAGTTCCATCTTTTTTAAGTAACTTATCTATTATTAAACCAGGAACTGTTCTTTGATAATCTTCTTTAAAACTAGAGGAAGCTCGATAGTCTGGGTCTGCGTTTTTACTAAGTAGATCCAGTGCAATTGCTCTTATAACTTTTCTTACATTAGCTACATCGGCATGTGTCATCTCTTGTTGTTGTAAACTTCCTGCAGTAACATCTCCTAAAGACATTTTAATATCAATTTCTTTTTGGTTTTTTACAATACTACTAATTTTATCCTGATTTATAGCAAACTCTAAGTCAAGTCCCGTCATAAAATTATCCATAGCCGTATTATATTGCGTATTTGAAATTGCTATTTTTACAAGTCCAGGATTTTTATATAATTCTTTTAATCTTTCTGTAATTCCTGCAACAGGTACGGAAGTATCTTCTTTATAAGGAGTTTTAGCTCCCCTGAACTTACTTGCTGTAGGCCCATGTAGCTTTCCTAAATTACTCTTAGTACCGAGCCCAGGCTTGGACATATCGTAAGTTCTTAAATCCTCTGACATGCTATAATTTGAAGTATATTTTGTCATACCTCTTATTTTTGTTTTTTTCAAGACTTTTCTAAACGCAAAATTGTACATTTTTTTGTCTAATTCATCTCTGTCACGTTTACTTAAGCTTCCTGCATATTGGCAAGTGATTGTAAAGCCTCCTCCTGAAAAAGGACTTCGCTGCTCTCCAGTTTCTCCCAGCACTTTATTTCCTATTAAAACATGCTTTCCTGGGTTTTTTTGTCTAGGTCCTGCTTTTGTTCCTAAGTACCCAGAAGCTTTTTTCATCTTAGCCACAGTAGTATGTACCGTATACCCAGCTTTTTTATGTTGTTTTTCTACATTAGTAAAATCTACAAACACGTCTTGGGCAGATGCTAGCATTGCAGTTTTTATTGCTTTTTCATTTGATAATAAATAGTTATATAGTTCTGGGTCTTTCCTATTATTAGCATATGGAACTGTAGCACCCCACATTGTCATTGCTATTCTTTTTGCATCATGTTCTATAGTTATTAAAGAATTTCTATATTGAAATTTTCTAAGCTCCTCTAAATGCCCATTTTTCCCTGATTTTATTAAATTAAGTAAATCATTTCGGATCGCTGTAATTGCCACTAGATAATAACTCTATATAAATCAAGTACTCTTTTTATATGGTCTGGGAAGTCTGTATTGTCCCTAACTCCTGAAGTTCCTTGATTCTGCAATGTCGCTCCTGCTATTGTTCTTCTTTCTTTATGTTCGTCTTTGAGATAGTAAGTAACTAAATCAAATAATCCTAATTTCAAGTCTGCTGGTGTAGAGGCATATCCTGCTTTGTACTCTATCTGTACGCTCCCAACACCGTTTGCCCAATATTTTTCGTTTCCAGAATCCGTTGTACGGATAATTGAATCGCTGGCAATATCCACGTAATATTCATAATTACCTGTGGTTAGAGTTTGATAAGCTTCTCCATAAGTTGATCTTTCTTTTACTGATTCAACGCTTACCAAAGGGCTCTCACTTATAATAATAGTACTAGTATATTTGTCCTTGATTGTAAAAGTTTCTGTTTTTGCAGAAGAGAAGTAATCAATAAATGATGTACCGCAATACTTTTTTGCAAGGTCACTGACTTGTGGAACTATAATATCGAGACGCTGATCTTCTTTCTGACCATTAATGCCTTCTGCGTTTTTATATTCCTGTACTGTTATTAAGTCTGCCATAATTAAAAAGTGGGAATGTTAGGTACATTCCCGAAAACCTTAATTAGCTATTAACTAGCTGGTTTATACGTGAAGCCCCATGCAGAAGGAGTGCCACTGATTAATTCAGAGAACCCGATTCTTTGAGAAGCAACAAGTACTCTTCTTTGGTTAGCTACTTCGTAGTCAGACTCAATGGTTACACCTCTAAGTCTTGGCATTACGTAGTTTCTAGTATAAACAGCGACCGCGCCATATTTACTAGCAGCTTTAGTTGCGAACTCATCACATAGTATTACTCTTGATCCGAATACTTGTCCGATTTCACCACTTAGCTTAGTAGCCATATCACCAACTAATTGAACATCTTGGAACTCAATATCTTCTAGTAGATTGAAGTAAACATCCTGTGATACGATATATACTACATCGTTAGGATTAACTCCATATTTACCCATATTTTTTCTCATTCCTAATAGATCAGCTGCAGTTACTTTGTCAGTAGCTGCGAAAGGTGCTGCTCCATCTGAAGTTGCGTGAGAATTGTCTGTTATCTTATGTAATAGACCATCAAATGTACCTGAAGTGTAAACACCATCAGCGTGATTACCTGCTAAGATAGCATTCTCAATTCCTCTTGCATGTGATCTAACCATAGATTCTCTAATTAAAGGAAGAATCGGTAAGATTGCATCTTCTTCAGTTTCATTACCTAAGTAAGACTGAGAAACTAGTTTTTGAGTTGATAATGTTATCTGCTGTAAGTCTACTCCATTATAAGGAGCGCCTAAAGCGTCACTTCTAGCATCTAAGTTACCTTTTGGTGAAGAACCTGAAGCTGCTTGAGATGCTGTAAATTCAGCATATCCAGCATCTGGTAAGATTGGGATAAGCATGTTAGCAGAAGTCATAGCGATTTCTCTAAATAGAGGTGCTAATACTAGCTCGTTTTGAATATCTCTTTCGATGTTAGTTGAAACGACTTGTTCAAAGTCTGCTGTTGATACTTCAACACCTGACATTGAATTAACTTTTTCCATTAATGATTTTGAAATATCATTGTTCCATCCTTTACCAGTCGCTAGACCAGCTAAGTTTGCATCAATAACATCTGCTTCAAATTCTTTTTTCCAATCGCCAGAGTTACTTCTATCAGAGAAATGTCTTTTAGACTCTCTAATATTCATAA